AACTGGACGCTAACGATCTGCTGCTCGCTGACTACCCCGAGATCTGCCATCCGATCCAGGCGTTGGACGGAATCGCCAACCGCTGCAACGGTCAGCTGTACCAGGGGGAACGCACGCACATCGGCTGGACAGCGAAGTACATCGTGCTGCCATCGATCACTCCCAAAGGCTGGGCCGAGGGGGCTTCGCCCTTTGTTCGAGAGAATGGGAGGTCGAAAGGGAGCGGTGCGATCATCAAGGTCGCCGGGATCACGGGTCGTATTCGCGGGATGAAGTTCAAACGCCCGGATGGACGCAGCGTGCGACCAAATTTAGTTGTGCTCGATGATCCTCAAACCGACGAATCGGCACGCTCAGTGTCCCAGTGCCAGCAGCGCGAGAGCATCCTGGCTGGGGCTGTTCTGGGACTCGCGGGACCGGGACAGAAGATCTCCGGGATTATGCCCTGTACGGTCATTCGACCGGGAGACATGGCCGACAGGATCTTGAGCCGCGACCATCACCCGCAGTGGCAGGGCGAACGCACGCGGATGGTTTACGCGTTCCCCACCGAGACGAAGCTGTGGGAGCGGTACGCTGAGATCCGCGCTGAGGGACTGCGTAACGAGGATGGCGGAGCGGCTGCGACCGAGTTCTACCGAATCCGTCAGGAGGCGATGGATACGGGAGCGGTCGTCGCCTGGCCCGTGCGATTCAACTACGACGAGCTGTCAGCGATACAGCACGCCATGAATCTCAAACTTCAGGACGAAGCTGCGTTCTGGGCCGAGTACCAGAACGAACCGCTGCCCGAGGTACAGGCCGATGAGAATGAACTGACCGCCGACCAGATCGCGGCCAAGCTCAATGGGTTGCCCAAGGGGCGGGTCCCACTGGGGTGCCAGCATCTGACGATGTTCATCGATGTGCAGCAGAAGCTGTTGTTCTACGCGATCTGTGCCTGGGCCGAAGAGTTCAGCGGAGCGGTCTTGGAGTATGGAGCCTGGCCTGATCCGCAGCGGTCATACTTCTCGCTGCGGGATGTGACCAGAACGCTGTCGACGGTTACGCCTGGGACGGGTCTCGAAGGGGCGATCTATGCGGGGCTGCAAGCTCTGACTGAGCGTCAGCTGGCCCGGGAGTGGCATCGCGAAGACGGGGCCTCACTGCGAATCGAACGCTGCCTGATCGATGCCAACTGGGGCACGTCGACCGATGTGGTCTACCAGTTCTGCCGACAGTCACCACACGCGGCGCTGCTACTTCCGAGCCACGGGCGGTTCGTGGGAGCGTCGAGTCTGCCGTTCGCCGACTACAAGCGGCGACCCGGCGATCGCGTTGGTCTGAATTGGCGTATTCCCGGCGTAATGGGGAAGCGCGCCGTTCGACACGTGTCGTTTGATACGAACTTCTGGAAGTCATTCGTGTTTGCCCGGCTCGCGGTGGCGATGGCTGACAAAGGATCGCTCGCCCTGTTTGGCCAGAAGCCAGAGCCGCATCGGCTATTCGCGGAACACATGACTGCCGAGTACCGGGTGCGGACCGAAGGGCGTGGACGGACGGTGGATGAGTGGAAGCCCAGGCCTGGGCAACCGGATAACCACTGGTTGGACGGGATCGTCGGGTGTGCGGTGGGAGCTTCGATTTTGGGGGTGAGGCTGCTGGGAGATGACGCACACAAGGCGGCACCTGCCGTACGGTTGAAGCTCTCCGAGATTCGCCGTCACCGACATGCCTGAAAACTTTTGAAAACTTGCGGAACAACTTCGTTCCAACGGCATATGACTATTTATGGAGGGATCTCGACTGATCACATGTCCAACAACTCACTCGACCAAACAATCCGAGACAACGCCTCAGGCCCCGCCGAGGCCCATGGTGATTCCGGCGGCGTGAAACAGCACCCGCTTCCCGACCAGATCGCCGCCGAACGGTTTCTGGCTTCCAAGCAGGCCGCGAAATCGAGATCTCGCGGCATCCGGTTCTCCAAACTCGCTCCTCCAGGGGCTTCCTGACGTTGCTCACATGGCTCAAATCACTCTGGTCACCGCGAACCCCGACGATGCCGCCGCATGTGGATCAGACCCTACGGCTGATCCGGGCCCGGTACGACGCAGCTGTGACGAACGACGAGAACCGGCGGCACTGGGCGAACGCCGACAACCTCTCGGCGAACGCCGCCAACAGTCCCTTGGTCCGGCGCCTGCTCCGGAATCGCTCCCGCTACGAGGTAGCCAACAACAGCTACGCCCGCGGGATCGTGAGTACATTGGCGAACGATGTGATTGGGACCGGGCCCCGGCTGCAGATGCTGACCGACAATGCGGATGCCAACCGGTTCATCGAGCAGGAATGGATGGCCTGGTCTAAGGCGATCGGGCTGCCTGAGAAGCTCCGGACTCTGCGGATGGCCCGAGCCTCCGATGGTGAAGGCTTTTCGGTTCTGACGAGTAACCCTCAGCTGCCAACGACGGTGCAACTGGATGTGAAGCTTGTGGAGGCGGACCAAGTCGCCACTCCCGATCTGAAGTTCGATGTGATCAACGCCGTCGACGGAGTCGAGTTCGACAAGTTCGGCAATCCGGTCTCCTATCACGTTCTCAAGAAGCACCCTGGCGACACCTCTGGCAGCCTCTCCATCCAATACGACCGCGTGCCAGCCAGCAGCATGATTCACTACTTCCGCCAGGACCGGGCGGGACAGGCTCGCGGGATACCGGACATCACCCCGGCCCTCCCGCTGTTCGCTCACCTCAGGCGATACACCCTGGCAGTCATCACCGCTGCTGAGATCGCCGCTCTTCCTGGCGGAGTCCTGTACACCGATGCCCCGGCCAACGGTGAAGCCGAAGCCCTCGAGCCGATGGACCTGATCGAGCTCGAACGCGGCATGCTGATGACCATGCCCAGTGGATGGCGCATGTCGCAAATTGAAGCACAATTTCCGACGACGACCTATGGTGAGTTTAAGCGAGAAATCCTCAACGAGATCGCCCGTTGTCTCAACATGCCGTTTGCGATCTCGGCCGGAAACTCCTCGGGCTACAACTATGCCTCCGGTCGCCTCGATCACCAGATGTACTTCAAGGCGATCCGCGTTGAGCAGGCCCATCTGGAGTCAGTCGTCCTTGATCGCATCCTGAACGCCTGGCTGACGGAAGCCCTGCTGATCGAAGGTTACCTGCCCGAGTTCGAAGTCTCTGCCCGGATCGCTCACACGTGGTTCTTCGACGGTCACGAACACGTCGATCCGCTGAAGGAATCGAGTGCCCAGGCTCTCCGTCTGGCGAACCACACGACGACCTACGCGGATGAGTATGCCCGACGTGGTCTCGATTGGGAGACCCAACTGCGGCAACGGGCGAAAGAACTCTCGCTCATGAACGAGCTGGGCCTGTCGACGCCCGGCCCCACGAACACAACCCACAACGAAACACCTCCCGAAGAGGACAAAGATGCCGAACCTGACTCTCCGCCCCCGGAAGAAGATTGAGGCGAACTCGCCTCCGACCCAGCTGTGTCTGACCGCCACCACTCACATCGAGATCGAAGCCGCTGCGGATGGGACTCCCAACGCACTGCCTCGGTTCCAGATGGTGGGTTACACCGGCGGGCCGATGCGGGTGGCGGGCTGGCGGCATCCGGTGATCCTCGATCTGGCCGGGCTGTCGATCCCGTCGCAGTCGCGGCCGATCCGGTTCGCACATGACCCGCTCTCCGGAGTCGGGCACACCGATGTGATCCGTGTCGAGCAGGGACAACTGGTCGCTGCGGGAGTTGTCTCCCGCGATACAGCTGCGGCCCGCGAGGTCGTGACCAGTTCCAAGAACGGGTTCCCGTGGCAGGCATCGGTCGGGGCCAGCGTCGAAGAGTACGAGTTCGTCAAGGAGAACCAGCAAGTGACCGTCAACGGCAAACAGCAGCAAGGCCCCGTGAACGTGGTTCGCAAGTCGACGCTTGGCGAGATCAGCTTCGTGGATCTGGGGGCCGATGGAGCCACCAGCGCGAGTGTGGCGGCGAGCCGAGAGTCTGGAGACGGGAGTCTGGAGCCAGAGGACGCTTACGGCGTCGATGCGGGACTCTCGTCTCCCGAATCCATTCGTGCAGCCGCAGCTGCCGAGACCGACCGGATCGCCGCTGTCCGTAAGGCCTGCGGCGGTCGTCACCCGCTGATCGAGGCTCGGGCCATCCGTGATGGTTGGAGCGAGCAGCGGACTGAGCTGGAGGTTCTGCGAGCCGACCGTCCCTCCGCACCGGCCATCCACAGCCGTGACACGACTGTCACCGCGTTGATGTTGGAAGCGGCCTGTATGCTGACCGGCAAGGCTCCGGACGTCGAGAAGGAATACGACGAGCCAGTCCTGGATGCAGCGGATCGCCGGTTCAAGGGCGGGATCAACTTCCAGGAGCTGCTGCTCGAAGCAGCCTGGGCCAACGGGTATGACGGGCGGACGTTCCGCGATCACCGAGCCGTGCTGCGGTTCGCGTTCTCACAGGGGATCGCAGCTGCATCATCGACGATCGATATCGGCGGCATCCTGTCGAACGTGGCCAACAAGTTCCTGCTGGATGGGTTCTTCAGCGTCGAACGCACGTGGCGGAACATCTGTGCGATCCGCAGCGTGACCGACTTCAAGACGGTCACCAGCTACCGCCTGATCGGCAAGGACCAGTATGAGCAGGTCCAACCGGGTGGCGAGATCAAGCAAGGCACGCTCGGCCAGGAGGTCTATACCAACAAGGCCGACACCTACGGGCTGGTCCTGTCGATCGATCGCCGAGACATCATCAACGATGACCTGAACGCCATCACGACCGTCCCCCGCAAGCTCGGTCGCGGCTCGGGCCTGAAGATCAACGATGTGTTCTGGACCACGTTCATGAACAACGCCGCGTTCTTCGCGGTGGGGAACAAGAACTACGTGGCGGGGGCGGACACCGTACTGTCGATCGATGGCCTGACCAAGGCCGACGTGGCCTTCAATGACCAGGTCGACAACGATGGCAAGCCGATCGGCATCATGCCGGCCAACATCCTGGTCCC